CGGTCAGTCCAGCCTTATTTGATCCAGGAGAGCGCCCCGATCCCAAGCATCAAGGAGCTCCGGAACATTTCAGGGTACTTGTTGCAAATCGCCGACAATGAGCTGTATCAAGTCGTTGTGACCAACGCCGCCTGCGCGGAGCAAAAACGGCCGCCCCCGATGTACGTGATGAGCTGCGGTGACGACACCGACCCCGCCAGGGCCCGCGTCCATCGCGTCTACATCCTACCCACAGGCCCAGAGACGACTTAAGCCGAGAGCGAGTCGAGCTCATCGGCGGTCACCACCTCGGTGCCCTCAGCCTCCTGTGATTGCGCCGCGTCGGGTGGAGGGGCTGGGGTCGTCATTGGGCGAAGCTTCTTTCGGCCGCGCGCCGCCGATGCGGTGCGGCCGTTGAAAGCGGCGACAGCTTCGGTCGAGAACCCGTCGCTCGGAATCACCGTGTCACCTCCGAGCCCGGTGGTGACGCCCTCGACCTTGGGCAAATTCTTTGGGTTTTGTTTGTTTCCGGACCGAAACAGCCCGCGGAGAATCCCGTTGATCAGCGGTGAATTCCATCCGGTGACGACGCTGATGAGTTTGATTATGAGCCCCTCCAGGATGGGCATTGCCAACACCCACGCCACGTACGCCATCGGCGAGGTGTTGGATTTGCGCGCGCGCTTGAGCACAATCTTGTAGACGTTGTACCGAAACTGCGGCCGGTCTACCTGCGCCTTCATCTCGCTGTGGTAATCATCGGGGAGCTGGAGCCACCCGGTCTTCTTGTTGATGGCGTGAAGACCCTGCGACACCTTAAGGATCCGAGAGATCGACGTGTCGACCTTGTCCACCGTGCTCATCGAGATCTCTCGACGATCAATCTCCTGTCGCAGGTCCTCGGTGGCGCAGTTGGGCGGGATGTCCGGGAACGTGAACCCCATCCGCTTCATGTCGTCGATCCGAATAAACAGCTCGCGGCGCTCGGCGTAATCTTTCATCGCCATGTTGGGTGGGGCGAGCGCCAACGAAGGGATCCGACCGGGCAAGGGCATGTGGGCGGGGCGGTTCTGGAGCTGTTGCGCCTCGACATGAATCTCATCGACCATGTCGGCGAACGTCTTTCCTGCGGTTGACCGCATCGATCTGGCCGGGGACGGCGCGAGGTACGACGACGCGACGCGGTCGAAATCGCTGTGTGATTGCGGTGGGCGGTACTGAGAGCTCCTGTAAGGCGGGCTTGCTCTCGCCGACGACGGCGCTGGCGACGGCGACGGCGCAAAAGCGGTCGGCGTTTGAGGGGGGGACCGAGCCGACGGCGCTGGCGAGGCCACGTACGGCGAAAACATGGTCGGGGGTGAACGCGTTGTAGGGGACGCCGATTTGGGGGAATCAAAGTGCTCAACGAACGCGAGCATACTCGGTTTGATCGGCGGCTGCCTGTCGACCCGAAACTCGCGGAGCGCTGACGGGTCGGTAACGTCTGGGTCGGCGATTCGTGTAAACATGTCCACCTGGCTGTGGGTCACCATCACAAATCTTTGTGCCACACCCACCACAATTTTACAAGGGGGGACCCAATCCGAGAAGAGCTTGGTTGGACCCTTGGGAAAACGAAGCGGTTTATTCATACAATATCTACCGATTGGTCTCAAAAACCGCGCCGTCGTCGCCGTAGCCTTCGGGAAGTGCCCCCGCCGCCGCACCGAGGTCGAGCAGCTCCCGCTCCGTGTCAAAGACGGCGACTCTCTGGATATCCGGCGGAATCGTCTCGGCGCGGCGGGCCGCAAATGCTTCAAGCTCGACCAGCGAGAGACATCCAACCACCTCGCCGCCCGCTGCCCGGACAGCCTCTATCGCGGCGCTCAGGGTTCCACCCGTCGCCACGAGGTCGTCGACTAACACGATCTTGTCCCCTGGCCCCACCGCGTGGCGTTGCACAGCCATCCCATCACGATGGCCGTACTCGATCTCGTAAGCCTTAGACGAGACGGTGTTGGGCATCTTGCCCAGCTTGCGCACCATGACAACCGGGTGGTTCAACAAATAGCCGAGCGGCGCGGCAAACAGAAACCCCCGCGCGTCAATCGCCCCGAGCTTGGTGTGACTTGGTAGCAATTGGAGCTTCGTTTGCATGATCGTTATGCAAGAGTGGTACGCCGCGGGGGTGTTGAGCAGCGCCCCAACATCGTAGAAACGATCAACCCCCTTAAAAGGGTAATACGCAACGGCCGCGGCCACCCGCTTCTTCAGGCAGGGCATAGCTTTGGTTTGTGACTTGTTAACCCCATAATTTCGTGAGGGGTTAACCGTTTTCAAGGGAAAGCGGATGACACATCACAACCCCTATTGCATGCCCAGCCTCCGAGCCACAATCACTGTCGAGGGTCAGCTGCCAGAGGTGACGGCGGAAGACTTCGAGAGTTTGAAGGAGTGGTACTGGCTGACGTTGTTAGGAAAACAACCCCCGGGCAAGACGTACACGTGCCTTCACTGCGGAAAGAGGGACGAGACGCTGTGGAAGCACGAGCGCCATCTTGTTACGCATACGGGTGACCGCCCATTTAAGTGCGGGTTGTGCCCCAAGACCTTTACGCAAAAGGTGGCGGCCAAGACCCACCGAGAGCATATACACCAAGGAAAAAAGAGAGGGTTAGTTAAAAAGAAAAGCCATGTTCAGCGGGGGCGGCGCGGCGTCAACATTTGAGACGCGTCGCCAAGTGACAATAACCTCCTCAGGGATCAGCGGGCCCGTCGCGATGCATCGGTGCGCGCACATTGGCCCGGGAGGTGTCCGGTGCGAGCGTACTACGATGGTGCGACCGCTATGCCCGGTTCACGTGCACGCGATGCACCGGATCATGATCGACCAACAGATTGATGGGAACCTGGGTTTGTACGCTTACGACCCCGACGACAAGACAGGGCGACGAATCATGTTTGAGGCGGGGGACGTGGTGTATTATACGGATCTCCCGGGAGAGCCGGTGTCCCGGGCTGAGATCAACCGGCGGTACGGGGCCAACCCCAACATTGTCTCGCCGTACGGGTTGACGTACTGCGACGGGAAGACTATCTACGATGGGCTGTTCCTGCGGGACGTGATTATGTTTTGCAACACCGGCCCTGATCCCAACACCGAGTTTGTTGAGCTTGAAAGCGGATGTCTAGCGCTTGTTGCCAAGCGCCCCGTTCGGAACACACAGGCCATCACAGTCGACTACGGTGGGGGGTACACCACTGCGTTGCAGCGGGGAATGATTCCAAAAATAGAGTACGACCCGCCGTTTGGGCCGCTGGACGACTCGCTGTACGGCGAGCTGAGCCGCGACGCGGACGTCCTGACCGCCGCTGCTCGGGGTCTGGCTTTGCGGTACCTGGGCATCCCGGATCACCCAGAAGCTTGCCTCGCCGCCGAGGCGCTGTCTCGGGTGGCTGAGGGGAAGCTAGATCTCGGTCGGCTCCCGGGAACGCTGCGATCCGAGCTGTTGTTTTACGGCGTTTGGTAAAACGGGCCACGCAAAAAATAAATCATTGCCACCAAGAAAAAATCGTCATGTCGGCTAACAGACAAATCCGCGAACATCTCATTGACTCTTGTCGCGAACAGCTTGGCGCCCTTGTAACCTCCATCCAGGAGGGACTGGACAAGGGGCGGCCGGGGTACTCCGCGTTGCTCGTGTGCGTAATTGCTCTCATGCAAGAACTCCACAAGGTGCGTGGATTGGACGGGACGGAGAAGAAGGAGCTTCTTAAGGATGTGATTGTTGAGGTCCTTTCCGTGCACCTGTCAGGGGAAGAGCTCGACATTGTTGAGGGGTCGCTCGACGCAGCGGTGGACACGTTGTGGGGGGTGGGGCAGAATGTGATCTTCCCCGCGATTCGCCGGTGCAAGGCGCTTTGCTGTTAGAAGAAGGGGGGGGGGTCAATCCTCTTCTTCCGGAGATTTCTTTTTCTGCCCTTGATGTTTTTCGTACCTCTTTTTGGCGCTGGCGAGCGTGTGATAAAAAGAAAATTCACCAATGGTTAGCCCGGGCCGTATCTCGTCCGAAATGTAGATCAGCCCCGTGTCCTTGTACCTCCGCCGGATGTCGCTCAGAACCAGCCGCTTGTCCTGGACCGACATGGAGGCCACTGCCTCTTCTCCGGCGAGCACCGTGTCATATTGGGGTGTCTGAGACCGCTTCTTTTTCGCGGCGGGTTTTTTTGATCGGGTTCCGGGCATTTCGTTTCCGAAAACTTGGGGGTGAATTTATTTGATTGCTTTTTTGGGTTCAGTGGTTGTCCGAACCTCTGTGTGTCACCAAACATTATGGGTTCGGATTGGATTTGGTGCGCCAAATTGCATGGGGGCAAGATGGGTGAGCACGATTGTCGCTCGCCCCCGGCCAATACCTTCGCGTGTGGTCCCAAAGACCCCTCGGCCACCGACCCACCCAAGTCGCCCAGCCAGATCAAGACTTTGGAATTCATGTCATCAAACACACCAACACCATGTCTCTCGGATCACCGGGTGCAGTCGCGCAAATCGTCGCCAAGGGCATCGCTGACATCGTCCTTACAGGCCTCGCCGAGGTCACGTACTGGCGCATGCGGGTCCAAACGTGCTCCAACTTTGCTCTTGAGTGCGTTCAGGAGCAGATCACCAATGCCGCGTTCGGGAAGTCGGGTTGTCGCACCCAGATCTCGCGCAGTGGTGACCTGATCTCTGACCAGTACGTCAAGATTGAGCTCCCAGGCCTTATCGCGCACATTGACACTGTGCGTACGGCGGCCACCGACTCTGTGAGCCTCACGTTCCCGTACGTTTCCCTCATAGGCGGGAGTAATATGTCGACCGCGCGGTCGGCTGGCGCGTTCGCCGGCGTTGGGGCCGACGGTGTGGAAAAAGTGCAACAGATGGGTTACGACACTGGTTACTCGTCGGGGTTTCGCAACATTGGTGGTGAGTACGCTCATTGGGTGCAGGCCGTGGGCATGCGTCTTCTCAAGAAAGTCGAGCTTCGCATTGGCAACCAACAGGTCGACACGCTGACGTCCGACTGGCTTTTTGTTTGGGAAGAGCTCGCGGGCAAGCCTGGCAAGCGGTGTCTCGATGCGGTGGGCAAGCACCCAACTCGTGAGGGCCTCATTGCGTTCTCCCGCTGCCCACAGACGCTTTTTGTCCCCCTTCCTTTCTGGTACACCAAGGCGGCTGGGAACGCCCTCTCAGCGATCTCGCTCCAGTACCACTCGATCGAGCTTGTTGTGGACTTTGAGCAGCTCAAGAACCTCGTGATTCGATCCACTAACGCTGTTGAGGTTAAGTGCGTAACACACCCGGGCTCTGGCTCATCCAACCACATTGATGCGTCGAACCGCCGGGCCATGCAGATTGCGCTTGAGGGGAACTCCTACGCTGCGGATGCCATTTCCGGACAGTCGACGTTTACGGCGGGCCAGGCAATCACGTGCTACGTCGAGTCAAACTTTGTGTTCCTGGACTCGGAGGAGCGCGATCGGTTCGCCGAGGGCGCGTTCGACCAGCTGGTCACGCTGCTCCAGTACGACTCGTTTACCAAGGCATCGGGCACGACCTCGACCACACACACGCTCACCTTCAACCACCCGGTCACCGAGCTGGTGTGGTTTGTGCGTCGAGATGACAACACTGCGCAGAACAAGCACTATGACTTCTCTTCACAGAACGGCGACTTTGGCACCGTTGCGCACGGTAACGTCGCATCGGGCACCACGCTGACGGCCGCTGTCAACACGGCCGTTTCGGGCGCCAACGGCGTGTCTGGCGACGCCAACCGCCTCCTGGCGGCTCTGTGCCCGGCGGTGCGCCCGAACAGCGAGATTGCTTTCATGGAGCTCCAGGAGGACATTGGCGCCAAGTTTCTCGAGAGCAGCACCACTGGGCGCACGATGGCATACGGCTCGCTTGCGGGCCTGATCGCTGGCCAATCGGGCGACGACGACAAAATCACCGACCTCGGCGATGACCCAATCGCCCGACTCTACATGCTCGGTGAGATGGTTGTGTGCAACGCCGACCCGATTGTGAGCGCCGAGCTCAAGATCAACAATATGACCCGATTTGGGGTTCGTGAGGCGGAGTACTTCCGAAACGTCCAGTGCAGGACGCATCACACGAACATCCCGACCGAGTACATCTACGCGTACTCGTTTGCGCAGTACCCGGAGGACGCGCAGCCGTCGAGCTCGCTCAACTTCTCGCGCCTGGACACCGCCACGCTTACGCTCAAGTACAGCGACGTGATGACGTCTGTCCCCGCTGAGGTTGTGATCTTTGCCCCGTACTGGAACGTGTTCACGTACGACGGCGGCGTTGGTGGCCTCGCGTACGCCAACTAAGCGCCATAGCGCGCATTTCGAGCCGCTGGTCAACCCATTGTTTCGTCAAATTAATAAAATTCAATTCGATTTGCAAAAAAAAATAGCACCGCTTTTTGTCGTCACGTCATCATCACTAGAATCGAGGTTTTGTTTGTTTGATAAAGGAGCTCTCTGAACCACCGCAAACCATGCTTGAGGTGGAGCACGCCGTGGTGGGCGACGGTTTTCTGGTGTTTCGCCACGAGGGCCGGGTCTACATGGACCTGAACCAGGTCGCCCGACTGACCTGTTTCTACCGGGGGTACCTCCGCCGCACATTCTACTACCACATCGAAAGCCACCCGCTGTCCAAGGCTCAGCCGGCCCCACCTTCCGCTGATTGATCTGTTGTACTTCAACACGATCGAGAAGCACAACCAGATCGACGCCGTCCCACCGCCCCACGTCGATTGGAAGCCTGTCGGGCAAGACACGGTCAGCCATTTAATTGCTCGTCACAACGAGTGGCTCTGGGGTCTCGGCTCGGAAGTCAGGCCGAGCAAATCGTCTTAGGTTAAATATCAGAATGACCGAGACGACGCGAGTGCGATTCTTCTTTTGCGGCGACGCCAAGACGTTTCCGCTGTATCGGACCAAAGAAGACTACAACCGTCTTCTGACGCAGTCTGGGCAGATCAAGGCGCCCGTGGTCGCGTGGGACAAAGAGGTGGGGATTCCGACCGGGTATGGGTTTTGCGCCATGAACAACGCGCTGTTGCCCAAGATCGACGACCCCGCCCAGAGCGGAACGGTCCACCTGATCTCGGGAGACGTGGTCCAGCTTAAGCCGCCGCGCAGCGGGGTGGTCGAGGTCGGGGGGTTTCGGCTGTACATCGACGGGGTCGGGCTCTATTAAACAGGAGTTGTCCAATGGTTACCTTTTATTTGGGCGCAACCGAATCCAACGAGCACACACACGCACATGTACCCGGTGCGGTGTTTCACCTGTGGCAAGGTGGTGCGGGGCGAAAGGTACCTCGAGTACCGCGCCCAGCTGTTGTCGCCGCCCGAAGCGCTCGAGAAGGTCGGGGCGGTGCGGCGGTGTTGTCGCCGCATGTACATCAGCCAGCCTTCGGTCGAGATTGATAAGCTGGCCGAATTTGACCGCTCAAGCAAGCGCCGTCGAGTTGTGTCGACCAAGCCGATCGACCCCCCAAAATGAAGCTCGCGATCGTCGGGTCGCGCACCCTAATCGACGCTCGGCTGGTGGCCGATGAGGCCGACCACGTGCACGCCGAAACCGCGGTGACCGGGTTGATTAGCGGCGGAGCAGAGGGCGCCGACACGCTGGGTGAGGCGTGGGCGCGGGCGCACGACATCCCTATTCGAAAGTTGCTCCCGGACTGGGACAGGCACGGCCGGGCCGCCGGGGTCATCCGAAACTCGGACATTGTGAAAGAGGCTGACAAAGTGATTGCGTTTTGGGACGGTGCGTCGCGGGGAACGCGCGACACGATCGCCAATGCCCGCAAGGCCAACAAGTTGCTGAAGGTGGTGTTGTTTTAATAAAGGGATGTTACGCCATGATGTGCACGTCGGCGAGCCGGCCGTCACGCAACACAAACGCGGCGTCATCCGCGCCATACACAACCTCGCACTTTTCACCGTTGACGTTGATCCAATGCACCTTGCGGCCGTCAATCTTACCCGTGCTCCCGACCACACACTCCTCCGGCCCGCGCCGCCCGATCATGACGAAATAAGGGTGGGTCGCTGGGAGCTTGACCATGTGCTCCCGGGTCAGCCGCACGCGGCTGGTCATCCCGACGATGGCGGTGCTCACCGACTCGGCCAGCTCGGACACTGTTTGGCTGCCAACGTCGACCACGGCGTTCTGGGCCTCGTGCAACCAAAACACCGGGTTTCGGTGGAGGAGGAGCTCGCCCTGGGGGCCAGACTCGAGGGGCTCTCCGCTGATCGAAAGGTCGGTGGTACTCACCTGGAGCACCGAGACGGTCCAACACGTCATTCCTGGGTTCCACCAGAGCAACAGATACATTCCGTCGTCATCCATCTGGGCCATCACGTCTTTGGTCAGCTGTTGATAGGCGGGCATCGTCTTTTGCGAGGGGGTGGTCTGTTTTCCTTGTCACGATTCTAAAATTTCTGAGTGCGTGTACGTTCGTGAAACGGCCAGTTGGTGCGATTGGTCATCCATTTTTTCTGGATCGCAAGTGTGGTAAAACCAACCATGGCGCGCACCAAGCAGACCGCCCGAAAGTCAACCGGAGGCAAGGCCCCAAGGAAGCAGCTTGCCACCAAGGCCGCCCGCACCTCGGCTCCGGCCACCGGCGGCGTCAAGAAGCCGCACCGCTACCGCCCAGGCACGGTTGCGCTCCGCGAAATTCGCAGGTACCAGAAGTCGGTCACGTTGCTCATCCGCAAACTCCCGTTTCAGCGCCTGGTTCGTGAGATTGCCCAAGAATTCAAGACAGACCTTCGGTTTCAATCAAAGGCTGTCGAGGCGCTCCAGGAGGCATGCGAGGCGTACCTGACCAGCCTCTTCGAGGACATCAACCTGTGCGCGATCCACGCCAAGCGCGTGACGATCCAGCCCAAGGACATCCAGCTTGCCCGCCGCATCAGTACTGGATTTGCGTGATTTTAAGCCCGTCGAGTAAGAGCGGTTGAGCCCGCCATTCGCAACGTTGAACCACCAAGTAAAAAATTCTTGAATCATACACATCAAATCAGAACCAATCAAGTCATGTCTGGGCGAGGCAAGGGCAAGGGGGGAAAGGGACTCGGAAAGGGGTTGGGCCAGGGCCTGCGCCACCGCAAAATCCTTCGGGACAACATCCAGGGCATCACTAAGCCCGCGATCCGCCGTTTGTGTCGACGGGGAGGCGTCAAACGCATCTCTGGATTGATTTACGATGAGACGCGTGGTGTCCTCAAGGTGTTTCTCGAAAACGTTATTCGTGACGCCGTGACGTACACCGAGCACGCCAAGCGCAAGACGGTGACGGGGCTCGATGTTATATACGCGCTCAAGCGCCAGGGCCGCACCCTCTATGGGTTTGGCGGCTAAGCCTCCTTGTCTTCCACGATTGGGTACAAGTAAAAACATTGTTTGTCGGGGCAGTCTATCCACATGATGTCTTTGGGCTGGATCTTGGCGGGGTCTTTCGGGTTGTGATCGATTAACGTGACTCGCAATTCGTGGCAGAGCTCATCCGCGTCAATCTCGACGTGCGTGTGCGGGTGCAAGCGACATCGGGGGTTCCGTTCTAACACTTTGTTCTTGCACGGCTTGCCCGACGTCTTGGAGACCCCGCCGTTTTCGCCGCAGGTCCCAGGGGCCGGGATTGTCTTGAGGCCCTGCGGGAGGCTAAGGTCATCAGTTGACCCGAGAGGGACAGTCGGTCGACATTCGCGGAAAACGGCGACTCGACCAAACTCGTCGTCCTTCACCGTGGCCGGAATCGCGGAGAGGATCATTTACCCAATGGCTCCGCATTTTTTCTGGCCGCTTTCTGTGTAAACAAGCAGTCATGCCAGTTCGACGCCGCACCGGAAAGCGCAACTCCAGGCGGAGTGCGGGGGCCTTTGTGGATTCCCAGGTCGACGCCGAGGTCCGCCCAACCCCCTTTCTCGGAAACATGCCCGTCGTGGGCGTCCCAGCCCAGGTGATCACCGGGTACAAGAAGGGCACGCAGTCGAGCAAGTACGCCGCCAACATGGCCGCCAGGCGTGAGGCCGACGTCAGCCGGATCCAAGCCTACTACGCCGAGGTGGCGACATACTACTCGCACATCGCCAGCCAACTCTCTAAGTAAAGTGTTCGTAACACCCCCGTGAACCGTTGTCTTTTTTTTTCCGCGCAAACACCCACACAAAACTGCCATGGCCAACGCTCGATCGCAGTTCCTCGAGAAGCTTCGCCAGCTGATTCGAACGCTGTCCGAGACTTTTGATCAGTGCGAGGCACTCACTGAGGCCTCTGTGAAGGTGGATGCGATCGGGATTCCCGAAAGCGTCGAGAGCGTGATCCGGGTGTGGCACGAAGTGTCGGCACCGATCGCCCAACATTGCATCGACAAAGACATCGACGCGATCGTTCACGCTGACATCCCCGCACTTCGGCCGTTCGGTGTGGCCGACAAGTACGCCGCGCTTGACTCGGACGAGCGGGCGTTCCTGTGGGAGTACATCCAGTCTATGAACCAGTTGGCGACGCTCCACTGCACCACGATACCGCCGGTGCTCCAGGCGCTCGGCGAACACGCCAACAAGTTCATCGACGGGCTGGGACTCAAGCCCGACGCCGATGGCAATGTGCCCGGTTTCAACGTCAACCAGGTGTTTGAGTCGGTCGTGGCCAGGCTGAACGAAGGCGACGTCCATGCAATGCTCAGCGGGATTTCGCAGGATGGTGGTGGGTCGCTGTTGGGTCAGCTCGCGCCGCTACTCGGGATGTTTGCGGGTGGGGCCCAGATGGAGGCCGACGACTAACAAAATCATGCCCTTTACTATTAAAAAAAGTGTGCGCAGATGGCAGCGCTGTTTACCAACGAGATTGTTCTCAACCGAATCAAGTATGTCTTTTCGATCGACCGGGGGCAAGACGGTATCGATCCAAGAATGAGGGTCCAAGCGCGTGAAATCGAAAAATCCCTGATCGGGACTAACAAACCATGCTCGCTCACCCAGGACAGTCAACAGCCGCCGGGGCGGTTTCACGACGTAATGACTCTGACGGGCGTCTTGTCGACCCATACACCTTCGCCACCCGAGGCCAGGGCAAAAACACTGCCATATGTACCGGCTACACCGCCCCCGACCACCGACTGAACGGAATTCACAGCGTGTCCGCCGGAATCCGGGCTCCGTTTGACGCTCTGCTCCAAACTCACGCCGAGTCCGAGAAATTCCAGGATGGCAAGACTGGGACTTCGGCGTTTGGCGCCATCCGATCGATGGTTGAGGCGGAGGCGACGTCGCAGGCCGCGACAACTCCTGCTCCCGTGGTGGCGTCCCCTTTGCCCCTTGGGGGCCAACCAGGGTCACCATTGATGACTGAAGTGACCAAGTGGCTCAATCGGGCTCGGGCCGAAATGACGACGCTGCCAGCCACGTGCAAGGATTTTTTGTCACAGGGAAACCGGTTCGAGATCGTGTTTATGGCGGTAGCGGTGGTGGTGTTGATTTCGGTTATTGTGTACGCGCGGCGATAGAGCCAAAAAATCCGCGGGGTGTACACAAGTAAAAACGAGCCAAACATGGCACTGTCCCTGAGCAATACGGAAATCTACGCGCTGATCGTCGGAACTATCATAGTGCTTCAGCTGTGCATGTCGGTCGGGATCGCCGCGCGCGGGACCGACAACGGGGCCGCCGTCGCCGCCGGATCGATGTGGCCGCTTCCAGGGATCGGGCTGATCGCGGCTATCGGCGGGCTTGCGGCGGCGAAGTGAGCCGGAGCTTTTTCTTGTACCCCTCCACCGTCTGGACGTGGCCCGGGTTGTGGATTACGTTCTCGCTGTACAGCTCCCCCGCCCGCTCGTGGGTTGATACTCCAATCTGCCCGAGGTAAAACGATAACGCCGACAGGCGCGACAACAAACCCCGGGCGTCCTCAATGGCGGCCCCAATCTGTTTGACCCACGCAATGTTTGCGCATTCGGGCTCCACCCTCCCCGCGGCCCCCCCTTCGTACGCGTAGGCCATTAGCTGCGCCAGGTCCTCAGCCGCTACCCCTTTGAATTCTGTGCCCACCACGTAGAGTCGGAGTGGGGCCTCGACAGCCGATATCTCGGGCGCCACCACCTTCACCAGGCCAAACCACCGGCCCAACAACGAGTAAATCCACCGAAACGTCTCCACGTTGGGAATCGCGTACTTCTCTGGGAGCCGGAGTGCCAACATCCCGCCCTCGCACAACAACATCGCCGCGATCACCATCTGCGCCGCAAACAGCTTCGGCGGGTCGCGGTCGCGGTCGCACTCGGCGTCGCCCGTCACCAGGTCGATCGATTGCACCCCAATGTCGTAGAACAGCCGCTTGCGGTTGTCGGCCGCCGTAATGTCCCCGGTCCCGTCGTCGCCGCGGTGCACCCGGAATCGGCCGTTGGGGCGGGTCTGCGACTTGAGCGCTGGGTAGAACCTGGGGCACGCGCTCTGGTCCCCAGCCAGGCTGATGGCGTGCCAGTCAAGCTTGTCGCCGAGCAGCGCGAGGCACCCATTGACGAACCCGCCGGGGGCCTCACACAGGTGCAATGTGCGCTTGATTTTCTTGGCGCCGGGGTGCGCCGCCAATATCTCTTGCACAACGTACTCGTCGGTCGCCCCGGCCTTGGCGTGGCGGAGCGAGCACAGCCGGTCTAACACGTTCTTGGCAGCGGTCACGCACGCCTGGTCGTGCTCATTGACCAACTTTTGCGCTGCCAGAAAGTAGAGCTGCCCTTCTTCGATTACGCGGTTCATGATGAATAACTGTTTTTATTACGAGTTGGGGTCGTAATTGGCGTCAATGACCTCAATCACATTAAACCGGACGGCGGCTATGGTTGAAGCATTGTCCGAGTTGATGGTCGCGTAAAGTTGGTGAACGTTACCTTGATATAACGCCGCGTGAGGGTAAACTTGTGCGGTAGTACCGGGTGAGCGTACTGTCCGCGTAGATCCCGTCGGGACTAAACGTGACCGAATAATTTCCGTCGTGGCTGGCGGAGACCGCGATAACAACGTCGCGGTACCCTTGGGTATCGACGTACGACGAAGTAAAGCTCACTCCGCTATTTAGCTCGGTGGAGCTCGGTGGAGCTCGACAGGCTGGCGTTGACAGTGTTGGTGAACGACTGCTCGACCGAAAACCCCCCGCTTGCCCCCAGCGTTGGGGCCGCGTAGTTTCCGTTTGAGCCCGCGCACAGCATGGGAATCCCACTGTCCGATGCCCCCACCGTCTCACCGATTTTAGGCATGTTTTTTAGTTATTACTCTTCCTGAAATCTCATGACGCATGGTAATGTATATTTTTTTTTACTGTTGAAGGTCGTAGATAGCGTTGACATAACCGGCGCCGCCCGGGTTGCACGAGCCCTGGTGTGACCCGTACATGGTCGTCGCTTGATGCAAGTCGTTGGAGTAAAAGCACTGCGATGTTCCATCAGGTTGCGCGTTCTGGAGCCCCATGTACCGCCTACCGGCCGCCCGGACCTTGATCGCACAGTCAGACGGGTGCACGTATCCCTGACCGGGAACCGCGGTCATGGCGCGGGTGCTCGCGTCGCCGTAGCAGCCCAAAAGTTTTCCCGGCTGGTGGCGCGCGTTGGCCGGGGTCGGGGTCGGGGTCGGGGTCAGGGCCAGGGCCGGGGTTGGCTTTGGGGTCGGGGCTGAGGTCAGGGTCGGAACCGGGGCCGGGGTTGGCTTTGGGGTCGGGGTCGGAACCGAGGTTGGGGCCGGAACCGAGGCCGGGGCCGGGGACGAGTTGGTAAGGTCGTACACATTGTTGACCCACCCCGCCCCAAGAGCCGCGCACGCTCCGGGAGCCTTGCCAAACCTGATGGCCCGAGAGAGGTCGTCGCCGACAAAACATTGTCCCCCAGCTTGGAGGCCGTAATACGGCTTTCCGGCCCCGCGGGCCCGGTCGGCGCACTCGGACGCCGAATTGACGTTTCCCTGCGTAAGAGTAGGGAGCGCCCGGAAATCGGGCTGGCCCTTGCCCCCGCCGTCCCAGTAGCAGCCCATGTTCTTGCCCGTCCCTGACGGAATCAAACGACTCATGGCCTGCGGCGGCGCGGCCATTGTCGCCGCGGCGGACCCCGCCGTCGTCATGGGCTTGGGGGCCCCCTGGGGATCGTGCGCCTGGAACACCGAAAGCTGGGCAAGCTGCCTGCGAATTTCGAGGATGGCACTGGTGCCCGCGGTCGGGAGGGTCACCTCGTGGCTCATTTTGATGTTCGCGCTAAACTTGAACGGGACAAACATGATCAGCGTCCCCACGGTCATATCGGCGGGCAGCGCGTTGATGGCCTGGATGATCCCAGCGACGTCGAGGTCGGGCACCCCGACCGGGGGGATCGGTGAAAGCATTCGGAGCCCGACCGCCTTGATGATGTCAAAGAGCGACAGGTCGGCGGCGTCCTTGCCCCGCCACATCACCCTGACCAGCGGCTGGGCAATCGCAATGAGCGTATTTTTGTTCCGAACGTCACCAATCAAAAACGTTGGGCACGTTGGGCACGTTGGGCACGATGGGCACGATGGGCACGATGGCCCGGACAAAGTGGATGGCCCGGTTCCCATTGTGTTGATCCTTTGTTTCCTCAAAGCCGCCAGGATAATTTTGTCTCGATTGACCGTTTTTGCCCCGCCACCAAAGTGGTGGCCCGCATCATTTCCATTGCGTCCACCGCGATGGTTACATGGATTTGGGGGCGCCCAACCGGGAGGCCGCGCATCACAATGTCGGCCAGGTGGGTGTTTTCTAAACATATTTCGTTTTCGCCCGAATACAACTGGATCGCGACCGTTTTTTGGTGGTTGGTCTTGGGGAACAGCGTGATGGTTTTGGTGGCTGGGAGCCGAGCTCCCCGCCGAATCACTGGCGTCATTTTCCCCCCCAGGGTCTGAACCCCAATGGTCGCCGGAGCAGTGGGGACAACCATCGGCCGTCTGGCCTCTCTTTTGTCGGAAAGTTTTGGCAACGGGGAAGCGGCTTTTTCGTCTTTTGTTGATGAATCGGGTTCTTTCTCGTACGTTTGCGCAACCAAATACGCACCCATCGCCACGCACGTGACGGGGTTGCCCGCGGTGTGCACACGGTCGGGACCAAACATTTCTCCCAACATGTTGGCCACCACGGGCGGGCGGCTCCCCCCGCCGACCACAAAAACACGGTCAATGTCGTCCACCAACATCGAGGCGGCGTCGAGCGCCTCGTTCACTAGCTTGCTCCCGGCCAACACGTGCTTTCGCACCGCCTGGTTAAACCGAGCCCGCGAAACAGTCACGTCGGCCCCGAGCGCATCGATCTTCACCGACGTCATGGTGGTGAGCAGCTGTTTCCCCGTTTCGCACCGCCGAAGCAACTTCTCCATCCGAAGCTTGTCGCGCCCCTGGATCTTGGCTTCCTTGATCACCATCTTCCGCAATTCGTTGTCAAAAAGCGCCCCGCCCAGCGCGTTGTTCCCCCGGACCGCCCGGACCTCAAACTGGTCCGACCCGTCGGACCGCGCCAGGATCGCCACGTCGGTGGTCCCCGCGCCCATGTCAAACACCAAGACACGATCGCACTTTTGGGCCGACCCGTCGGTGATGTACGCGGTGGCGGCGGCTACGGGCTCGTTAACCAACAACACGGTGTCGGCGACGTTGCTGGACAGCGCCATCACCTGCTCGCGCTGCGCAGGGGTAAAGTCGGCCGGAACGGTAATAGCGAGCCGCGTCTTGGCGGAGCGGGCGGCCCCAGTCACCTCGCGGGCCCGCTCGACCAGGTGCAACAACATCAGGCGGTAGCACTGTTCAGGGGTCTTGCGAACCTTGTTTCCAAGCTCAAACACGATCCCGCCGTCAGGTCGCTCGATCGACACAAACGGCCAATCGGTCATCGCTGAGCGCCACAATTCGGTGTCGGTGTACCTGCGACAAAAGGCCCGCTTGAACCCGTAGATCGCGCAGTCGGGCTGGGACCCCGCGATTGCCTGCGCCGCGTCGCCAATCAACACCTTGTTCCCCTCGAGCTCAGCGACGTACGACGGGGTCGAATTGTTCATGCACACCGCCGACGGGATTACCTCGACCCCTCTGTCACCATACGCCGCGACGCAACACGAGTTGCTCGTACCTACGTCTACCCCGACAACCAGCGCCATGGATTTTGCAAAAGGTGTTGCAGCAATATTTATTCTACGCCAGCTCCTGACCCATGTCCCGCTCTTCATCCTGGTCTATAAAAGGGTCGTCCTCTGAAGAGTCGTACATCGGAGTTGTGCAAAAAGGGCAAACCCGGCGGTGCGCGATCCACGCGTCGATGCACTCCTGGTGAAACGCGTGCCTGCACCGCGGAAGGACCCGATACAAATGCTTGGGGTCAATTGAGCTCAGACACACGCTGCAATCAAAGTTGCGCAGCGCGTTCTCCTCCGTCTCCGGGTAAGGCAGCGAGGCGCAGTACGCCGGGTGGACCTTGTCAAAATCGGCCACGCGCAAGTCCCGGGCAAGTTCGCGTATCTTACGCTCGCGATTCTCAATCCCGTTTTGAACGGCACCCACCAGACCATCGATGCGCTCCTCGGTGACGCACCGGACCACGAAATCGAAGATTGAGTTGAATGCAAACGCTTGCATGTGGTTGACCAAAACGTACGACGCTCCCCAAAACATGCAGTTTGTCATGGTGAACTGCCAATCAGTCTTTAGTGTCAGAGCTTTCTGCATGCTAAAGCAGGCCGACACCCCGACGACCCCCGGGAAAAACGTCATGACCGAGTGCAACAACGAGCGGTCGCCGGTTAGGTGATTCATGTTCCGCGCGGCAACGTGGGCCAAGATCAGCGCGGCCGCATCTCGTACTGTTCCGTGGTAATACCCAAACGAGACCGTGGCCACCACGACGCCATCGGAAAAAGCAAACCAATCAAAAACACTCATCCTCGGATGTGGCGGGTTAAACGCGTTGCTTTTAACTTTTAGAGGGTTAAGAAATCGATTCCCACTTAAACGTCTTGTTGTGCGAATAGCCAAACGGGGTCATCACCACCGTCTCGACGTACGGGCCGTCCCACAAGATCGCGCCGTCACCGTCGGTGTCGCACACCTTGATCGTGTAGCTCTGGTTGGCCCGCTTCTTGACGACGATACCGTGCAAATGGGTCTCTTTTTTCTCCCACACCCCTTCGCCCCAGATCCGGTCGTCCACGCTAAACTTGGGGGCCATTGCGAGCATCTCGGCGTTAACGTCGACGGGCTGTTGGGCGACGAGCTCGATCACAGCCATCTCTTGCGGAGTGAACCTGTCGGCGTGGAGTTTGACAAGGTTTCGGGCGGCCATTGGTGACAGCTCGACTCCCCGAGCGATCATCGCCTTGACGTTGTCCACCAGCCGCTGAGCCCCGTCCTCGATTTTAGCCTGGAAATCGCGCCTCTGGAGATCCATGTCCCGCTGAAACGATGCGGCCTGTTCGGCGGTTCGCGGGAACGAGTGGCTTGGAACCCTTCCCTTAATGATTTCCATCGCATAGGCTTGTTGGGCCGAGGGCAATGTCCACGACGCCATAATTTCTGTAAAGCTGATTACGAATAAAATGCCCCCACTAAAAGTGTCGGCGATCCTTGCGATTGACGCGCTTGGCGGGGTGGCGCGCGATGGCAAGCTCCCGTGGTCGAAGACCCTGGAGGGCAGGTGGGACATGCGCCATTTTGTCGAGACCACCCGGGGTTGCACGGTCGTGATGGGGCGGGCCACCTGGGAGACGCTTGAAAAACCGCTCCCGGGCCGGTCTAACCTGGTGCTCACCCGGAACCCAGACTACCAGGCTGAGGGGGCCAGCGTGGTGCACACGACCGCCGAGGCACTCGACGCGGTGGGCGCCGACGGCGAGCTGTGGGTGATTGGGGGACCATCGACCTACGAGGCATTCAGGGACATTGTCGACACATGGGTGATCACGCGGTTCGACAAGGCTTACTTTTGCACCACACACTACATGCCAACGATCCAAGACAAGAAGGTGGTCAAGACGGTGAATTTTGAAGGAGGGCAAGTGTCTTATGTTACTTGATCTTGTAAACGGAGTTGACCCACCCCGCCCCTCCGCCGGAGCAGTCACCACTGGCCGCGCCGTAACGCTGAAAATCAGAGGGTGATTGCGCGCCAAAACACCAGGCCTGACCCGTGTCGGCGTGGTAGGCCTGAAGGCCTACGTAGGTGTACCCGGCGGTGGCGCCCTTTGCGAAGCAGGCCGGCGCGTACATCGCGCCGTCCCCAATCATGGTCATCGCCCGAGGCGACGCATGGTCCTTCCCTCCTAGGTCATTCCAACAACCCTGGGGGTCCGCCATGTCAGCTTTACAGTGTGTCTTGACGCTAGCCATCGCCTTGGCCGTCGACTGCGTCATGTTGACCGAGTGCGACGTGATCTTGTCAATGTCAGTCTGCGCCCGGGCTTTGGATGCATTGGCCTGGCTCACGGTCGCCTGGAACTTGGTGATCCTATCCTTAATGTTGGACTCTTGTGCGGCGTACCCCATGTCGACCGACTTGGCGAGCGGTTCGACAAAGGTTGGAACCGCCTTGCTCACGACCGAATCGACCGCCTCGCGGATCGCCGTCGATTGCATGGGCATCGCCGTCCGCCACCAGTACACCGAGTCCCGGAGGTTCTCAAGGTTGGTTATCACGTTCTTGCAGTTGTCGGTCATTGTCTTGCGCTGCGCCGGCGACATGTTGAGTGTCGCGGCCACGCTGTTGGTGGGGTCCACCCCAAAGCTGTTGAACCCGTCGATCGTGGTGTTGATCATCGCGACCTGCTCTTCTGGAGCGGCGGCGACGAAGCCGTCCGACGGTGAAAGCGTCTTGGCCTTGGCCACCACGCTTTGGACCCACGCCCGCTGGGTCTGGACGCTAACAAGCGAATGTTGATCCGAGGCAACCCGCGTCTGGAGGTCGGCGATCGTAGCGTCTGATTTGGCCTGACGCGCGTTGAGCTTGTCGAGCATCGCCTTGAGATCCGCGGCGTTCTTTTGAACATTTTGGTACGCGGCGAGGCTGTCGACGCACACCTGCGACCGCTTGACCCGCTCCTTATTGACGTCGTCGAGGACGGTCTTGCACTGGCCATTCTGGTTGGCGGCGCAAAACTTTTTCATCGTCTCCATCGCGATGGCGTGGTCCTTTTCCATGGTCATCATCCCGGCCCGCCACCCGTTAAGCGGCGACAGGTTGCCCCCGGCCTTCTTGAGCTGGCATGTATGGCGGTCAGCGGTCACCTGCCAGCCGGCGCATTGGGAGTTGCCTGCGCACATCTTCTGGCAATCGCACGCGCTGATTTGGTGCGGCTGGCCATTGTACCCGGATTCGGGGTACCGCTTCAGGATCTGCCCGGTGTACTGGTGCCCGTCGTGCCCGCAGCCGTCCCCGGAGGGTTGTTGCCACGAGTTGGCCCCGGCGCACCCCTGGTTGCAACAGAGCGCGAGCTGCCCCCGGTCCATGTTCCCGCCCTTCATCCAGTCCGCGCATTGGATCGCGAGCGCCTGGTTGTGGTCGTCGACTTGCATGTCGCGCGAGATGTCGCCGGCGACGCTTCCGAACGCTTCATCCATCGTCATGACGCCCGAACGCACATCTTCCTCGAGCTTGCTCTTCTGGTTGCCCATTTGACTACCTTTTTTGATGATCACTACTACCAAACATTTTGGATCAGGTTTATTGGGAATCCAATATGAAACAGTGTTAACTTTTCTCAGCTGTTGTTTGGATCACTTGATCTCGCTCTTCTTCTTCTTCGGAGCGGCCTTCTTCTTGGCCGGAGCCTTTTTCCTTGGAGCGGGCTTGGACTTGGGGGTGGGCACCTTGAATGAGTCCTTGATCTGCGTAAGCTTGCCGTTTGCCACCCCACGCCGTAGCGCGAGGTTGATCTGAGCGGGAGTGACCGACGTGATAGAGAGGGCGGCCTTGATGGCAACCCGACTCACGCCCTTGGTTGAGCCTGGGGCTTGGAGCTTGCGAATCACTGCAACAACGTCGTCGACCTTGACCATGGCGCGATTATTTTACTGGATGTTGAGAGAATTTTGGGTCGCGGGGTCACTACGTCCGAGTCCCTTTTACGATCGACCTCTCGACCATCCGCCTCCACGCCTTGCCCGCGCCCTCAACGTCGCGCGCAAAGTCGAGGACAATGATGGTGTCGTACCGGCCATCCTTGTTCACCTGACCCCCGTTGGCCATGACCATGCACTCGTACTCCTCGTCACCAATCTCAAAATCGAGCAACTCGGGTAGGTGCAAAATCTCGGCGTCGCCCTCGCCGGCGTTGATCGAAACAAGTCTCATGTGCGTGGCCGTCTTTTCGCAAACGTTCCCCACGATCCGGATCTTTTCCAACGCGTCCCGCCCCATCCATCCGTCGGAAAACGCAAGAACAAACGTGTTGGCCGTGTGATCGATCGTAATGTCGATTGTCGTGTGGCCGTATCCCCCGCTCATCCGGTAAAGGTACGCGGCGGCCATGACTGCGTGGTTGTGGTTGAAACCCTTTCTTGATTAATATGTTTTGTTTGTCGCAACCTTTATTAATCCATGGGTGTGTTTGAACCCCTTATTCATTAACGCTGCGCCCTGTTCGTGAGAATCGCCATGGCGAGCCAAGGCGGTTAGATGACGATCGAGACGATTTGCAAGTACGCCTGCGGGTTTTACTCGTTTCTTGGCTGTGGTAATCAGGAACAAGATGAGCGACGATGGTCGCGCCGAGGCCATGGCGTTGGCCAACTGCATCCAACAGTGTGCCAACACCTTTGGCCCCACCGACAAACCCCCACCTTACGCGCCATCTGAGGGCAAAGGGCCATCGGCGTCGGCCCCCCGGTAGTACGCCCGGGCGTGAATTTCGGTGGTCCCCTTGATTGTCAGCGACAGCGGACAATCCCCATACCAATCGGAGTGTGCCAGTTCCATCTTTTCGCGTCCGGGGACCATCAGAGAGTAAAACACATCACCAGCGCCGCTTTCGAATCGCACATGGCTATGCGCATCCATGTTGTTGTAAATCTCGACCCCCAGATAGTCTTCTCCCGTTAAAATAATCCACGATGACATTGCGTTGATCGTTTGATCGATCCATCTAATGGTTGAGTCCATTGCGGGTTTTTTTTTTCCTGTATAAATTCAGAAAAGTGAGCAAGAATGATGCTCGCGCGCTCGTTTCCGAAACTCGAGCGGGTTCCGGTCGCTGGAGTAGCCCGGTCGATCATGGGCCGCCAGTACATCGCCGAGTACGGAACCCGGGTTATCCCCGGGGTAGTTGTTACCCCGGATCTGGGATCCGACGCTCGGAACCGCCCCACCGTGTTTGCGATCCGTAAAAACGTCGAGTGCAAGACAATTGACGCTCAGTTCTACGGGGCGCTGGCGCACGGGGTGTTGATCAGCGAACGCTCAGGGAGCATCGTGACTGACCGTCAGGGCGCTTCTGTGGGCAAGACATACCGGCTGATTATGTGTACCTCGAGCGGAGGTCCGCTGCCCGAGGAAGTGGACGAGATGTTTCACGCGCCCAAGGACCTAAACATCGACGCTGACCTCGAGTTGAGGCTGCTCGCTCGCCACAACTATGGCGCCAGGGCCCTGATCGGGAAGGTGCACTTTCACCACAGCTCGAAAAGCCCGTGGCCCAGGCCCGAAAAGGTGTACGGGCTGACCGACGACGTGCACACCGGGGTCCCGGTGACGCTTTTGGGGGAGCTTAAGCGGAAACAGGTGTCGGTGCGGCTGATGCAACGGAAGGAGCTGATCCCGCCGTCCAAACCGCACGCCGGGGCGGCGACCGCTCACGACAACTCGATACGGCTAATGCCCCCACCCACCGGAGGCTCCTCAAGCGACCAAACCATGATTGATAGCGACGTTTTATTGACCCCGGGCGTATACCACGGATGCGCTTCCGAGGACGAACGGTACGCTGTCAAAAAGCGAGAAAACTGCGGGCTCTACCTGGCTACGCGGTACTTCGAGCCCAGCCGCGGCGCGTTCAAAACTCAATCTCAAGCCCTTTCGGGACCGGGACCTGTTTCCGGGTGGTGATGACCGTGGAAGCGGCCTTGCGCTGTTGGACGGCCCCCTTGAACAAGGCACCTGACGCAACCTTCTTGAGGTTCTCCACTGTCTCGGAGACCCCAAACGCGCACTTGAAGCAGACCCACCCCTCGGTGGACTTGCAGACCGAGTTGACCTGCGCGATTGGGCGGGAACTGCACTTTTTGCACGGCGATGGGTAGTTGGCAACCTGAACCGAGATGTTCCCGACCATGATCTTGGTCTTGCCCGTCGCCATTACGAGAAACGCTGCCTGCGCATTCCCAGGGGCCGGTCCGGCCACCTCCACCACCGCGCCGTTGACCCTGGGGCGCTTTCGCTCATGGTCGTCTCCGAGGTCCGCCAGGTGGTTTTGCAGCGCCGATTTAGCTTTGGCCATCGCCGCCTCCCGCTCCATGATCATTTTTTGGCAGCGATCGATAAACTGGGGCCAGGTGACCGATGTGAGCAGCTGGAAGAGCGGGGTGTCGGGGAGGCAGTCTTCGTCAGTGTGCGCCCACTCTTTTTTGATTGCCTCTGACGCCGCCTCGAACGTCTGGAGCTTGTTGCGCACCACGTAGGTGGCCACCACCGAGTCGAGGTAGGCGTCCTTGTCAAGCGGGACCTCGGGCATGAGCTTGTGGCCACACTCGGGGCAGTTGGGGTAGTAGTCCCGACACTCTCGACACATGATGTGGTGGCACTCCTCCCCTCCCATCGCCGCCCCGTCGTACCCGGGGACCACTGTGCGCTCGCACGCTGAGCACCGCATCTTTTTCCACCACCGTTGTGAACAAGTGCAATCGCTCAGTCTGACGGGACCACGTTAAACGCCCGCCTCCGAAGCGGATTAATAGCGAGGGTGTGCTTGAGCATCTTTCGGAGGCTGGGCGCGATTTTGTGATACTGGATGCGCTGGGCCATTCCTGGCTCGAGCGGGTCAGCGGTCCTCAAGATCATGTTGAACCCCCGGAACCGGTCAAGCGGGGTCAGATTGGGTAGGGGCTGCATCTCGTGAATGTCCATGAAGACCCCGCGCATCGCCTCGATCCCGGTGTTTTCCCGGCGCATCGCGTACAGGATGATTTGCATCTGGACCACGCCCGACTCCTCCTTCGTCTCGAACGGGCTTTCGCCGTCGGGGTTGAGCCACGCGAGCATGGTTGACCCGAGCGCCCACCAGTCCGATTCGGGCATGTACAGCTCAGCGATCAGCGCCTCGGGGGCCTTGAACCCGATGTTGGGCATGGCGGGGTGTCGCCACCCCCGGGCGTCGATGAGCATGGCGTCGCTGTACACCACCGGGTCGTTGTCCGGCGGGGTCGGGATCTCGGAAAAGTGTTTGCGGACGTAGATTGCTTTGGCTTCGACTCCGCCCTCGAGAGGGTCAACGTGCTCCGAGAACCATTTCTCCACCACTTTCGAGAGCTGGAACTTGGTCGGGAACAGAATCTGCTCGGGTTTGATATCGCGGTGGACCACCCCGGCCATGTGACAGTTGTAGAGCGCCCGACACGCGGAGCAGAAAGCGTTGTACTGGTCGGTGGGGTCCTCGATGTGCGCAACGGTTTTTCCGCCGAGGGGCATGATCGCGGCTACTCGGTACGGTTCGGGGAGGTCGACCTGGTCGCGGAGCTGCGAGCACCCGTTGGCCCCCCGAAGCGACGCCAGCGTCTCGAGCTCGATCGTCCGTTCGTTGGCGCCGTCCGTGTTGCTTACCCACACCTTGACCGCGACCAAGACGCGGTCAACCGTGTCGTACGCCCGGTAGATCCGGCCGTACCCGCCTCGGGTGATGTAATTGACGACGACGTACCGGTCGCCGAGGACGCCCCCGGTTTGGAGACACGGAAGGACCGCTGCTATGGATGGTGTTTCTGTCGGATACCAAGTAGTGCTCCGGCGTCTCAGCCGCATCGCCATGATTTTTTTGATAACAACTCGAGGAATTGTTTTTCGCGCCGGGTCAAAATATCGGCGGCCGGACGAACCGTCGCTGATTTTTAGGGGGCGCGAATGGGCAAACCCCGCCAATTATGCCCGCCACCCAAGACCCGTTGACGGTCTTCCTAGACACGTTTGTGGCCGAGATGGCCTCATTTGACGGCCAAGGCAAGAACAAGGTTGGTCGCAAGTCTGGACCCGCGAAGAAGAAGAAGTCAGGCGCGGCCAAGGCCAAGGCCCAGGCCAAGGCCAAGGCCAAGACCAAGACCAAGACCAAGACCAAGACCAAGTCCGCGGCGCCCAAGAAGAGGAAGTCTACCAAGAAGAAGAAGAAGTCTACCAAGAAGAGGGGGAAGTCTACCAAGTAAACGCGCAACAATTTATTACGTCAGTATCTGCCTCGCCCCCACTGCCTTGCTATGCGCTGTCGCTGGATCGCCATCGCCGAGGTCGGCCCGATGTGAACAGTGTCTCGGTCGCCCGGCCCCTCTCTGCCCGTTGGACCCACGGGCTGCGGCTCAACTCCCGAGATCGCGTGCTCCTCTGGAATTGTTTGCATGTAGTGCTCGCTCCACTGGTCGCGGACCCCGCCGCGGTCCGCCTGCGAATTCCGGCTGGACCGGGTCGGGGGCAGCGGTAGGTGCGTTGGGTGGCGCTTGGTCTGGTGAATCACAAACTCCATGATGACCGACTTGTAGTCGTGGTGGTGCGGGTACGCCAGCGACCCCGAGTTCCCGTACTCATTGGCGCCCGCCCGCGACAGGGCGTGGCGCATCGGGAAAAAGTACGGGAGCCGCCCGTTGTACGCGTCACCGTTGTCCAGCCGGATTTTGAGCTCGCGGATGCTTTGGGGCTGCGGAAAATCATGCCATACCATCATCGACGACGTGATGAAATCAACCTCAACCGTCGACTTGTACTCCGAGTCTTGGGTCGGCGCCACGAAAAAAGCCGAGTCATCGTACGCCTCATCGGGGGTCTGAGCGTAGTCGATCGGGAGCGACGTCACATTGCTCAGGATCCCCGTCCTCGGCGTCACCGACATAGGGGTGCGTGTCCCGTTAAAGAAGATGCCCCCAAGGTTGATCAGGACGCCTTCGTTCTTACCCGTGTACTGGGCGACCGCCGCGGTGGCCCCGGACCCGGTGCCCGTTACGGTCAGCGTGACCGTGTCATTCTCGAGCATGATCCCCGTCTTCAGAATCTTGGCCCCAGTGACAACCCCGTTGGTGATAATGGCCTCAAACTGCGGGGCCTCGTAGTAGCCGGTGGGCCACACCTGCTCACGACCCGTCCCGTTGGTAAAGGTGTTCACGGTGATGTTGGCCGAGGTGTACCCAGTCCCACCGGCGGTAATGGCCACCGACGCCACCCCCTTGACCAAAAGCGTCTGGGAGGCGTCGACCGTGGTCGCCGCTAGATCGACGGGCATCACGTCGAGGCTGGCGGTGTAGTTGTGAAGCCGATACACCCCGGGCCCGTACAGTCGGTTGGGCAATATCTTGCTGAACCGGGTGCGCATCGGGGCGTGGATTCGATGAATTGTCCCGCCGGCGGCCTCGAGGCGGCGAATCGCCAGGTTTTGCGGGAACCGATACAGGTACTTGGGCGCGATTGTCGTTCCGGTCGCCACGTTGACCCCTGCGGCGTTTTCTGTGGTCCAAGACCCGCTCCCGTCCTCACCAAAGGTGCCAAACATGAGTGTGCCCGTAAACGCGTTGGGGTGCGAGTATTCAAGCCCCTCGTGCGGGACCTGCGGGGCGCTGTTGGCCTTGGCGGTGCAAATGAACACCGTTTCGTGCGCCCGAAGACTGTCCTTCACGATAAACGTCGGGACGGTGGCGTTGGTGGTGCTTCCGTCGCCCGAGTCGGTGATCATGAGGTACGTGCTTCCAGCGGTGTAGGCCGTCGTGTGGTTGGTGAGCGTCATCGTGGTGACCGCAGGAGTGGTGGCGTCGTTGACCTCGAGTGCGGTAGCCGTGTTGTCCGTCACGACCGCGCCCCCGTCCGAGTAGATCGTGGCCACTGACCCGTCCTCCCACGACCCGGTGAGCGCAGCGGTGTTTGCGAAAAAAACTTCGCGGGTGTGGTCAGCCGATGTGCGGGCGGTGATGATGTGGTGCACGTCGAGCACCCCGGGAAACTTGGCGTCAGGGGTCGCTGCCCGGAGCAGGGCGTACGTGCGCGTGTCCGGGTCGCGGCGGTTAACTTTTTCGCGCATGGCCTCGACGGCGGTGTAAAAAGCGTCAGTCGTGTCGTGGACCACCCGGGTCACTACGTAAATGTCCGAGTACGGGTACGTGAACCGCGTTAGCTGCACCCGAACCGCGTCGTCGATCGATGGTCGCAAATTAGCGGTAAGATCGTCCGGGAGCCCCGTGTGATTGGCTGTGTCCACCCGGACGGTCGTTGACGTTCTGTCCATTTACCCTCCCTCTGTTTACTGTACGCACACGCACTAAAAATTGGGCGCGCCCCTCCTTTTTTTTTACACATCCACCTCCTCGTACCGAACGTGGTAGTTTTCGTCGATTTTGGTCAACCGATTGGCCGCGGCGCGTGCGTACTGCGCAAAGTGGCTAGTGAAACCCCCCTTGGTGACGACCATCGCGTCGGCCGGGATCAGGATCATAGGCATCTGCTTCGAGTCGCAGTCCCGCGTGATCCGCCCGCCGCACTGGCGCCAAAACAGCTCGGTGGTGGTGGCGTAGTCCAAAACCTTGATCGTGTCGAGCTCAGGGATGTTGAGCGCCCGGTACCCAATCGACGACGTGATGATGAGCACTTGTTTCTCGCGCGCCGCCGCCCGCTCCTCGTCGGTCGGAGTGGTCCCGTCGGTCCGCGTTCCCACGATCAGCCCCGCGTTGACCCCGTATCGCGCCTCGAGGTCGGCATGGAACCGCTCCATGTACGCCACCCGCTTCCCGAGACACAGGATCCGCCGCCCGCTCGCCACCAGCCGAGCGACGTCGGCCAACTGGTGCTCGTGGCGGCCCTCCCGGGCGAGCAGCCGGTCGAGCGTCTCGTGGTTGTTGAACTCACCGTCCTTGTACGTCGCCTCGACGACCGGAACCTTGTGGTTGATGTTGGTGACGACCACGTCCACCTTGCCCCACCGCATCGTGCTCAGCGCCCTGTGCTCAAGGTGGGCGATCGGGCCAATCAGGTGGTCGAGCCACTCATGGCTATTGTTGGGGCGGTGCGGGGTGGCCGACAATCCGAGTTTAAACGGCGCGGGCACCGTGAAGAACATACGACAACGGCTCGGCGTGACGTACTCGTGCATCTCGTCATAGCAGACAACCCGGAACCGGTTGAAAAACGCGGGCTGACGCATCGACACGGTGTCGCCCACCGCCACCACAATCGGCGCCGTGTGGATCTGGTCCCAGTTCCGCTTTTGCTTGGTGTGATACCTGCCAATCGGGAAGTCTGGCCCCAGGAACTTGCGGAAGTCATCGATGACCTGGGCGATCAGCCCGACGCTCGGGGTCACAAAAAGCATTGCCCCGCCGATCCTGCAAAAAATGTGCGCGGCGCACGCCGTCTTGCCCGCGCCAGGCGGAAGAGCCAGGATCGCCCCGCCGGTCCCGTGGTCGTTGTACTGCTCCATCATGGTGGTGATGATCTTGTCGACCGCCTCAATCTGGTTGCACCCGGCGTAGTCCTTGCCTCGGAGCCCCATGATGGGCTCGAACACGTGGGTCTCGCCTTCAGGGATCGATACTTGGTGTGGGACCCCAAACACCCGGAGCCCAAACTCTCGGGGCATAATGAACATGTCGTTCTTGATGGCGTAGATCGGGTACGGGGGGTTGCTGTTTTTCCCCCGGTAGATCTTAGGGGTGGGCACCACGGTCAGCTCTTTTTTGAGCCGCGCCTCGAGCCCGAGACGCTGCAAGTCCTGGTGCGGGACCCGGTACACCGAGTCGCACCGGGCCATTGCCCGTACCTTTTCCCGAACCTCGGGTGGGAACGTGGGTAGCGCCGGCATCACTTTTGTTGTGTTGGCCACATCATTGCCCCGGAATTGTTAACCCGTTGTTAAGCGGCGCTTTTAATTGGAGCTGAGAACCGCCTCCCGATCTTCGGCGGACAGATTGGCAAACGCCCACCCAAGTATTCCCGCCGACGACTCGAGCATCTCTTCCAAGAGCGCCTCGCGACCAACGTGCCCTCTAAAGTTTTTGAGAGCCGCCTCGACCACGCCCGGGGGAAACAGAGCACACTTTTGATCGGCGGCGGACTCGTTGATATGGCGGTGCTCGACCTGGGCTTTGGCGTTGACATCCTCATTCTCTTTTAGGCGCCACAGGTCCACCAGGCAGTGTTGTGACTGGGCCCAGGCGTCGATTCTCCGGATTCTCTTTACGATACGATCGTCTTGTTCTTTTTCTGGGTTCGTCGCCCCTTCTTTTCCTGGTGGGGCCAGGATCAGAGGCTGGGGTGTTTCCTTTTCCTTCCAGACTTCGTACTCGGCCAGCGCGTCGGCGTCGCCCTTTATTAACAGTCGAAAGGCGACGCGGGCGGCCCTATTCGGGGGGTAGTCGCTCGGGTATTCTTTCTTGCCCTCAGAGTACGCGATAAACGCAAGCTCCGCCATTTTCTTTTCCAAGGACAAAGGTCCGGAAATATGCTCTGCTTTGTCGGGTTTCGGCTGCCACCCGGGCTTCGTCAAGCGTTGGTGAGGATCACCGATTCGATCGGGGCCGAGGGGTGGCAGCCGATGGACCCGGAGATGATGCATTGCACAGTGGCTTTTTACGGAAAGGTGTCGCATCAGCGCAAGGTCGAGATTCGAAAGGTCATCGCCGAGCTCCCCGCCACGGCCGGGTCAATCATCGTCACGGGGCTCGATCAGTTTCCGGAGCGTAAGCGCAACCTGGTGGTGGCGCGGTTGTCGGTTCCCACCGAGTGGAAACGGATTAGAGACACACTCGTTGGACGCACCGGGGCCGCCAGCGAGGAAGAATGGGCCCCGCACGTCACTCTCGGGAAACTTCGGTACCCTGAGCGATTCTCTTACCCTCCCCTCGCCAGACTCGAGTTTGACAATGTTCGGTTGAACCTTCAACTTTATGGATAAATAAAAACCTATGCTCTCCTTTCTTATAAAATGCCTACGTGGTTGGAGGCATACGTAGAGGCGGCCTGGCGCCTGCTTCTGGGCGCTGCTCCGGACGCTCCGGTCAACTCGCTGGTGTTACCCTTTTCGCCGGTGCCCAACCGAGAGAGACGCGACGACAACCTCTTTTTAACCGAGTATATCAACGAGGCGCTCGCACCTACACAAAGGGAGTACGTCTGAGGTGCACCTTGGGCTTGATCAAGGTGGCCCGCGTGTTGTATGTTTGCTTCTCCTCAGGTGTCAACAGCCCCCATGATTTGGCGAGCTCCGACACCTCGTCCTTGGCCGCTTTGACCGCCTGGTGGCCCGAATACTTCTCCTCGCCGCCCCCGCTCTTGGTAGTGTTAAAGTTCTCTTTGATAAAAAGGTTGTAACCCGATGGTTTGCGAGGCAGCCCGACCCCCTTCTTCTGAGGCATCGTTTGAAATAAGACAATGCCCGATATTTTTGAGTTAATTCTTGGAGATTTCGGGGTAGATCGGAGGCGGTGCGGTCGGGTCGGGCCTCCCGTACGGACTCGCGCGTGCGGTAATCAGCGCTCGCGCCTCGGTCTCGGCGTTTTGCGGGAGGTAGTCGACCCCGCACGTCTTACCCGCCCCGCACAGCGCCGCCACCGCATCGCCCATTCTCCCCGCCGGAACCATCACGGTCATCGCTCGAACCTCGTGCCACCGCGTGATCATGCTTGGCGGCGCATGGGCGGTGACAGGGTCATAAATCGCGTGCGTCTTCTTTGACGCTACCTGGTGCGCCTCGCGCGCGGCATTGAGGCCGCGCTCGTGAACTTCGCGGTTGCGGAGGTCGATGGCAGCGACGTTCTTGAGCTTGAGGGTTCGCAGGTCGTCGTCCGACACGGTCGTATACATGTTCAGCCCCTCGGCGGCGCGGTCTGGCCCCCAGAAACCGCTGACCTTCCGAACGATAACGCCGAGCGAGGCAAGGGAGTCCTGCTCCCGCGCGGCTCTCATGACAGCGTTTTGGGGCTCGTAATCGACGCCGGGGCGAAGACCTAACCGATAGAGCTTTTGAACCGCAAGCGCCTGATCCACACACACTACCGGTTTCTGGCGGGCCTGCTCGGTCAGGAAGCGTTCAACGTTGCTTGGTGTTGGGGGCGGGGTTATCTCGGGCTGATCGACGTTTGAGTGGCGGCGACAGCGGATCGCGAGTTCAACACGCTTTTCGTACAGGCTCTCGTTGGCCTTGTCGGCGCGGACGCACTCGTCCATTGTAGATCTAGAGGCTTCTGCAACATAGTATTCATCTGGCCCGACAGGCTGAAGCTTGGACGGGATGCAACCCATACACCAAAGCCCTGGGTTTATAAATGAGCGATATGTTCTAATAATCATGTTTGTGACAGGATGGCATTGAGGCATTTAATTGCCTCAATCACAATTGGGGGCGCATCGAGATCGCGCTGAAAATGGGCATTCATCTTGGACCGCCCCTGGTACACCATGGCCTCTTGCTTGTTGGCCCCAGCCGGGTAGGCGTACAGGTCGCGTGCGTACAGATAGCCGGCCTCGGTCGGGTTGGGGAACAGGTGCTCCGTCGCTCGGCCCGCGCGCATACTCAGGCGCGGAAACCCGAGGACGACAATGGACACCAGAAAGCCCCGAAAATCCCGGTGGTGCGCAAAGATGCGCCCCCCCGCTGCGTCCGACATTACGTTCCACAGCCCGTCGGGGTCGACAATCATCATCGTCAGCGCCCACTCGGTCGTCCACGCAAACAAACTGGACTCCGGGTAGAACCCCGTTTCCGTGAGCAGCCCGCTTGAGTCGATGGCGCGCCCCTCCAAAAACTCGACAATATCGGGCATCTCGCCGCCGTTGAGCTTGCCAATCGCCTCCATCGCCAAGAATCGGTACAGGAACAGCGGAGTAACCTGCTCGGGCTTGAGCCGCACCCCCTTTTTGTGGAGGTACGCTACCACACGCTGCATCCGCTTCATTATCTTCTTTGTATTGGCCGCCACCGGGCGAACGACGGACTCGACAAACCGGACGATCTTGGGTGTGGCGGCGTACCTGCCCGATCGCGACCTCTGCTCGTACACTCTTGGGAGCGGCGAGAGCCAATCATCCTCTTTGGCCCTCGCCGCGCCCTGCTCTTCTCGCACAGCCTCCTTTCCCCGGGTAAATAACCTCCCAAGGGTCGGTAGCGCCAACCCTGCCTCGACGTCGTTGAGGTTCCCGATCGCCCCTCGGTCGTGCAAATCCTTCAGCCGAGACGATGGCGGCCGCGGCTCCACCTCTGCCTTTCGCTTGCGGTGCGGCCGCGGCTTCGGCGTGGTCGGGGGCGCAATCTCGCATGATATCAGCCCCAGCTCGCGCAGCTTGGCTTTGTTAGCCGCAATGTTGGCCGCACGCTGTGCCTCATAATCGAACGACGAGTCGTCGTCCGATGAGTCGTCGTCTTTAGGCACCGTATCCGGGGAAGGGTCGGGGGTCAGATCAACAATGCCTGCGAGAAACTTATCCGGATAAAAATCCCTCTCACCAGCCCCGTCAAGATCCTGAGGGCTGACTCTACTCCAGTCAACGTCGAGGTAGAGGTCGAGGTCCTGGCCAAGGTCAACCGGTGCGGATAAGGGCATTGCGCAGGGGCCGCTACCGCTAACCTCCATCACCTCAACGTCCCACCCATCATCGTCAACACCCCGGCCTGGCGCACTCATGTGCACAGTGGTTAATGGAATACCTGGAATGCACCGCGTCATCAAACTGTTAATCGATGACTCAGCCTCGAGTTTCCAAATTGGGATTATGACTCAGCCTTGAGTTTCCAAATTGGGATTATGACTCATCAATTTATTTTTTACCAAAGTCTGGGCAAATGGGTTAATAAGTTCTAAATTCAAGGTCGAAATCCAACAGGCTCCATAGTGTAATAGGTTAGCACGCTGGACTTTGAATCCGGTAATCCGAGTTCGAATCTCGGTGGGGCCTCATTCCCTGTAGTCTAAAGGAAAGATTTGTGGTTTTCACCCACACGAACGGGGATCAATACCCCGCAGGGAAGTTTTTTTTTGGTTTGAGACTTTATGCGCTTTCGGCCATAATCCGGTCGCGCAGCTGCATATAGCGGATCTGCTCGAGCGCAAACGCCCGCATCAGGTCTGGGTTAGTCGTTGAGATGTTGTACTCTTGGTCGAGGCGGGTGAGCACCGCGTGGCGTTGCTCGATGACGTGGTTGATAGCAGCGAGGCGCTCATTGTGGCTAGATGCCTCGTCGATGGCCCGTTGAACCCTCTCCACATCTTGTGTGGTGAAGGCATCATTATCCCGCCTGGTGATTTCGGAGAGAAGTTGGGTCAGCCCCTCGGACATGTTTTTGTTGCGTCCGTGACAAAAATAAATCACTCATCGCCGCCGTCTTCCGACGGGCAGAGGCACAGCCTGAGCAGCGCGATCGTGTCTTCAAAGTCGACTTGGTTGGGGTCGGGATAACGGTCACCGGCCGCGGCCGCATTGATAACGCGCTGCTCATCGGGCCACCCAGAGACCGCGTCGAAAACGTTGCCCATCGTAATGGGTGGGAAAACCCCGCTGTCGGGCTCAGCCATGGTGCACAGCTCGAAAAGTTTCTCGACCTGTTCCCGGCTTGGGTATTTGGGAAGGGGCACGCGCTCGGTCGCCATCTTGGACTGGTACGTGGTCATGAACTCGTGGCCGTCGGTCAACACTCCCGGGGTGTCGCGGTGGGCAATCGAGTACGAGAATTCGCCGCCGATGTGGATCAACATGGGGCACGACCGAATGCACGTCATGATGTTTTCGGGGATGGCCACCATGTAGCGAGTTTGTTTGGTCACCAGCTTGACGTTGTCGGCCGCCGGCCGGGGTGCCAACAAAGCATACGCAATACCGTAGCCTATCCCCACCGCGCCGCACCCAATCACAACACCAATGGCAAACGATGGCCCAGACTCAACCCACACCATCTTTCTAAGAGTGGGAGATGGCTTTATATTTTTCTTTCAAAAGGCGGGGGTGCCGCTCCAGGGGTTAGACGAACCCGAACCCATCCAGCTAGGGGTCTCTAGATTTGAGACCCTGCGAGCCAGGTCCGCGTGCGCCGCGCCAATCGCGTCGACCTTGGCGTTGAGGCGGCCACACACGTCGATGACCTCGCGCTGCATCCGGGTAATTTCGGCGGTGAACGTCTGCCTAAACGCCATCAGCTCCAGTTGATGCGCCTCGTTCATCGCCAGGATCTCCTTGCGCAGCGCAGTGATGCCCCCGTCCTCGAGCGGGGGCATGCCTTTCGTGGCCTTTGGCTTGCAGGGGCGCGGTTTTTCCGACTCTGCCTTGGTCCCGCGCAGGGCCCAACACTTGGTGCACATGTCAGCGTCGTCCGAGTTGCGGGGCATGTTGCACACGTCGCACTGCCAGAATTTCGCCTCCCCGGGCTCGTCCTCCTTTTTCTTGGCCTCCTCCTCCTCCTTCTTCTTGACCTCGATCGCGCGTTTGACCTCCGCGATGGCCAACTGGTTGGCGAGCTCCCTCTCTCGCTGACGCACGATCTTTTCCTGCGTCTTGACCCGATCCTCCCCCTCATCATTTACGTCAATCCGCGTGATGCGCTGCTCTACGGATCGCTGACGGGCCGCCGGGGCCGCTCGGGCCACCGGGGCCGCTCGGGCCTCAAGTGAATGCACAGGAGGCTTCATCTCGGCGATGTCTTCAAATGTGGGGACGTTGGCGCTTGGGCAATACACACCGCCGCACTCCTTTTCGCATGCCTGGTGTTTGATCAGGTTCGAAAATCCTTTGCGGTACCACCGCTCCGAGTTGACCCTGGTGATGATGTCGTGCAGCGTGGATCGGCGCTGCTCCTTCTCGGCTATCTTGGCAAGCGATACTATCCATGTCCCAGCGCACTCAGCGCAGTACCGCCGCTCATGGCCGCACCGGTCGCACGCGTACGTCGGCGAAGACTTGTCCACCTGTCCCAAGCATTTGCGCGATTTGAATGCGGCCGCGCATTTAGTATTCATGTCCGATTCTGACGGCCACCCCGATCGGGTTAACCCCCAAAGAGGGCCATGGCCAAAATAAATATTTAACAACGTGATGACTCATCTTATGTGGGTGAGCTCAGAACCAGGCCACCATGAAATGCCCCCGAGCCAAGCTCGCCGAGTACGACGCCTCGATCCTTCAGAGGGCAATTCAGGTCGAGGTCATGATTGCTCAGCTGGACGGCTTCAGCCCGCCTTCACCCGAGTTGACGGCCAGCGTTCGCGCGGTCCTCATAAGCAACCTGCGGCTGTTGCGGTTGTACTACACGGTGATCATCCTCAATCCCAAGATGTTTACCCCGGAGGAGATTCGCGAGTGTATGCCGCGCTGCGACGCGATTGACAAAGCGCTGAGTGATTCGGATGCTTCTCTTGACACTCTCCGCACCCTTGGGACCGAGATTCTCATGGTTTGAGTAAATATTCGACGTCAGTGCGCAGCGTTGCCGCCTTGGCTGCGCCGCTGATAGCGTGGCCTTTGGGGTCGTAGAGCGTGAGTCGGTTGGGGTCAGGGGCGTAGGGCACTGTGAATTTAGAAGCGTTGTCGGGCATACACGCCGCGTCGGCGGGCGGGTCCATAAACGCGGGGCGGGCTGCCTCGGTTTGCCAGGGCTGGTCACAGGCGTTGGTGGGAGGGTCGGGCAACGGGGGGGTGGCTGGGGCCGCCACATCCATGGGCGTTAGTGGGGGGTCCACCCGCGACGCCAGTTTGTTGAACGCGAGCACCGTCTCTACGATGCGTTGCTCAACGTCCCGTAGCTCGCGCTTGAGCTTCTTGACTTTTTGTTCGACGCGGGTGCACATTTTGTTTCAAGAGTGGAGCTTTTTTATTGGTGATTGGCCCATTTGACGCTCAGCCCACGGCTCTTGGAGCCGCGTTTCCTGGGGTTGGACTTGCGTTTTGGCTTGGATTTGCCCGCGGCTGATCCGCTTTTCCTCGGAGGTTTCTTGATTCCTCGCTTTTTTGGAGCATCTGATTTATTGATGCCCAGGGTTCTGAAGGCGTCGTCGATCTCCTTTCCGTGGGGAAGTGTAACCTTACGCCCCTGCGAGAAAAACACAAGCAAGACAGCGACTTCACTCAACACTTCTTTTGGAGCTCCGCCGTGGTACAACATGTTTGCGCAATCAAACAGCTTTTTCTGACCCTCGGGATCGCGCCAATCGACATCAATCCTTGCTATTTTCCCGACTCTGATTTCAATAGTCATGCGGGTAGTCGCAAGGGCCAACACTAGCGCCGCGGCCGCCTCCGCCGCGTATGACGGGGGGGGTCTTGTTTGTCATCGACCTCTCCGTACACTGTTTGCGCTGCGTTGAAAAGCTTGTGAAATGTCACTTTGTCTGCCATGTTTGTTTGAGGTGAGGTATACCGCCACTTCATTTTTTTTAGGGGAATTGGGAGGGCAAATCGAGCTGAAACCACCACCGCTTGCACGCCTGGGTCAGGGTGGGGCGCGCGTCGCCCATCACAAACCCGGCGGACTCGAGCTCGTTATGTCCTTCCTTCTCGATGTCCTTGAGCATCCACGCCAAAAAATGGCGAAACAGCTCGGGTTTCCGGCCGTCGCCCAGCTCGGCTAGCCCTTGTTCGCACCGCGCCTCGGTTACCATCATGTACACAAAGTGCATCACCGTGCGAGGCACCTCGACATTGGCGGCGGCGTCGCCCTGTCCGTCGCGTCGCTTCTTGACCAAGTGGTTCTCGCCCTTGCTCTTAAACGACAACGCGCTAAACTCGTGGAGCTTGGTCATCGATGTTCCGTCAATCGCGATCGGAAATTCAACCAGACCCTCGCCTGGCCCGGCCACTCCAAAGACCTTGTGTACCCACGGGTCCTGCTCGGCCACCTCGCTGGTCATATCGTTGAACTTTTTGCTCGCGGCCAGCGCGCTGGATGGAATGGTTACATTGAGCGGTTCGTGGTACCACGGTAGAACGTGGGCCCGGTCGACGGCCCCGACGGGCCTGAGCCACTGCTCAATGTCGTCGGGTTCATATATGATCGAAGTAACTCCCTGCGCGTCAAAACCGCCGTCGTACACAGTCGCAGGAATGGTGATGGCAAACACACAAAACTGGCGGTCATTGACCTCGCTTATTGCTACTCCCTTCTGGACCCCCAGGCCGCACCACTCGCCGTACACAACACAGGGCATCAGCCGTGCCCACCGCTCCGAGGTAGTCGCCACCCACTTGGCAAAATCGAGGTTGTCGTCGATCGGCGTAACGACGCGGTTCCGGCTCTGCGCTACCACCTTCCCGCCGGGGGTCACCTGAATTCCGGCGTTGGTCCCGTGGATCTTGATTTTGCCTCGGTACGTCACCGTGATCGGCCGGTTCACAAACGACTTTTTAACCAGCGCTACCACCCCACTGAAGCTCCCGATCGACACCCACTTTTGCATTGGCGACGACGTGGGGGCCTCGACGACCTCTTCCTTGTTCACAACCACACCGCTCACCCACACCCCATTGCTTATTCCCGGGGTCACCTTTTTCCCGCCGACCGTGCACCCCGCCGGAACGATGAGCGCGAGATGGGCGTCCTCGGGCCGCATCGACGAAATGGCCACCACCCTCTCGGGGGTGGTGTAGACTATGAAGTGTTCGTTGTGCGGGTGGGGCTCGGCCCGACATTCAACCGGGGAAAACCCACCGTAAACCTGGAGCTTGACCATTTATTTGTGTGGGCTGGGAACAAAAATCGGGATGCTCTTAACACTGCCACCCGAACTGGTCACGTACGTGTTGAGCTTCTTAGAGCTCGGGGACGCGAGTCGGTTAATGCGGACGTGTAAGGGGGTGTACGAGTACCGTGTTCGATTTATTAAGGAGTACGTTCCGACTGACAAGCAGCTTGAGCGGATCGCGTTGTTTGCCACAGAACGAAAGCTCGAAGAGGTGTATGCATGGGTGACAAAATGGGACACGTTCGAATGGCAGGATTACTTGATTCACCAACAGCTGTTGGCCAACGCGCTGTACAAGGCGCCGTGTGCCCCGATTGTTCAGATGATCATTGATACCACACGCATCAAAAACGCATGTTTTCCAATTCATCCCAATGGCTACACGCCGGTCATCTCGCACGTGTGCGCGACGGGCAATGTTGACCTCCTCCGGATCGTCCTGAGAGACGACGTTGTTTTTAATTGCATCAATCGCTCTTGGTGGGGTGAAGATAAAAATCCCAAGGGCAGCCTGAAGTGGTCTATGGTGCGAGTCGCCACGGCCAACGGCCACATTGAGATGGCCGACTTTATCAAGAGCCAGCTTCACGAACCAATAACACGATCCCGAACAAAGACCCTCCCGTGGCCACCCCCCACTGATCAAGATCCCCAAATCAACACCATCGTCGAGCCAAGATCAAAATCTTAGGGCGCTCTAACATCAAAAGGGCAAGCTATGTCATCGAAGCGCAAATCGAGAAAGGGCAATGGAAAAGCCCCGAAAAAGGCCAAGGCGGCGCGGTACGTTTTTGAAGGGGTGCACCGGGATCCAGGGGCCGCCGACGAGGGCGTTCAAAGAGGCGACGACGTGTGCGACGCAGACTCGGAAATCATGGCCATTGATGGTCCTCAAGGCGATCGCCGTTGCAGAGAGGTGAATATGTGGGGGCAGACCATTCACTGTTGCAGTGTGTGCGGACCGAGTCGAGTGTGGCGTGCGTCTGGAACCCTCCCGAAATGCTTACCAGCGAAAGATCTGGGCGTCGGAGCCTGTTGCAATATTGATGTTCCGCCGGAAAAGCACGACCGCAGCTACCAAACCGATCGTGCCTACGTCGACGGGGGCAACGTCCGCAACGTGTTTATTTCTGCGGCGGGCAAGGGAGTCTTTCCCGCTGACCGGTGGCAGCGGTACGCCATTGACGAAGACGGCGACTGCTTTTACAACGCCATGACCAAGGCCATCAACTCCACCGTTGTTCGCCCCGAGCTGCGCCGGGGCATCTCGGCGCAGGGCGCGGAGCTGGAAAACATGACGGTGCACAAGCTTCGGTGGGCCAGCGCAATGCACGTGCGTCCCGGCGCTGCGTTTGCGGAGCGTCGACAGTTTTACCAGATTGAGGCGCCTGAAGGTCTTAATGAAGAGTACATGATGGTGAGGCGGGCAAGCGAGCTCCAATCTATGATGCTCCAGCCAGACCACTGGGCCACTATGATTGACGTGCGCGACGTGTACGAAAACATCGACCTCGACGTGATCCCAGTCATCATTAACGCGACGTTTGGCCAGAAAACGGCGGACAGCCAGGCAATCCACCCTTCGATGAACCCACTGACGGTGTTTTACGGCGCTTCCAAGGAGCGCCTTCAACGGGAGGCACAGCGACACGCGCAGGGGATGTCCACCATCCGCTTTGCTCTGCTTCTGTACGGAGGGCGCGTAGGCCCCCACTTTGAGCTCATTGTGAAAACAGGCAAAAGGGCCAGAGACAGGGGTGGCCCCGAGTTTTACGACGCCTTGTTCAAGTTTGACGAAGTCCCGGCGCAAATTGCCAACAGCTTTGGGATTCAGCTTGTCTAAACCATGAGCTGTTTCTGGAGGTGCTCGACCACGTCGAGGTCCACCTTCGGGACGTAACCGTCAAACTCAGGTTTTCCCGCCGCGACCAACACCAAGCGGTACAGCGACCACGCCAGCTTTTTGTTGAACGGGTGCACCTCCCCCGACTCAAGCTCCTGTCCCGCCCGCCGATTCCGGCTGAGCAGCTCGACCCGGGCCTGGAGGTCAGCTGGAGTGGCCATCGAGCACAAGTCACGGTAAAGTTCACCAACGGTGTGAATTTTGTGTTTGTTCACCATTTCCCCGCGGAAGTAAACCCCGATGTGCTTGACATCGGTCAAGTGTGAATACTTTGTCAATGGGAGCGTCGGGGGCATTGCGCAGGATCTTGCTAACCCAACGACTCGAGAATTTTTTGACCGCCGCCCTAGTAAAAACTCCTCGGCGATGCAGAGAACAATACTGACCCCTTCGGCCGTGATCCCGGGGCTGCTCAACCCAATCGACCCCCCGGTGGGCGACTTGACTACGTATGATCTTCAGGCGCAGAGCATTCTCAGCGAGTTTCAGGGCCTCATCGAGACGGCGGCCTTGGCGATGGGAAAATACGCAGTTACAAAGGAGGGGGGGGGCAAGTCGGAAGAGGATGTTACCAAGGCTTTCAAATCAGCCATGGGCCAAACCAAGTTCAGGTGGCATGCCCCTGAGGAAATCAATTAAAGCAAACCGTTTGAAATTAAAATAGTGCGCACGCAATTTTGTTTTTGAAAGGGCAAACCAAAGGTACAAAAGAAAAGACATGCTCAGAGCAGTCGGGGTGTGTCAGGTGGCGGCGGACCTGGCCTCTTGGGTGCGTCACACCGCGGGGGGTGCCCGGATTGACGTGTCGGAGCGCAACCAAGAGGCCTGGCCGTGCGACCTGCTCGAGGAGCCCACCGACCGGCTGGCCCAAAAGAACCCGTTTCCGAGGGACGCCAACATTGTGTTTTACGAAAAACCCCACATCTACGAGATTCACGGAAAAGCGGCCGCGCTGAGCGTCACCGGGCTGTGCGGGGCCCCATTCACCGACAAGTTTGATGCTCAGCAAGCGTTGGCATCGATGGAGATGTCCGGGAGACGCAAGAGGGAATACCCTGATATGACGGACCAAGAGATCATTGACATGTGGGCTCGCAGTAACGCAAACGCGTCGCGGCTCGGGACAAAGATGCACGCCGCGATCGAGGTGTTTTGGAATACCAACAAGGTGTCGCGGGACCCCGAGATCGTTCCGGAAATGGGGCAGTTTCTCAAGTTTTACCACAACGAGATGGTCCCGCGCAAGATCTCAGCGTACCGCACCGAGCCCACCGTGTACGCCGACGGGCTCTCGACCCCGGCCCCAGACAAACCCGAGCTGGGGGTGTTGCCAGGGTCGGTCGATTTCCTGGGGGTCGACGACAAAGGGGTGTTTTGGTTGCTCGACTGGAAGCGGTCCAAGGACATCAGCCTGGAAAGTCGATTCAACAAGCGGGGGACGGGCCCCTTTGAGGACGTGGACGACTGCAACTTCAACAAGTACAGCCTTCAGCTCCACTTGTACCGTCAAATTTTCCAGCGCCACTACGGGATCACGATCCCTGAGGAGAACCTGTACATGGTGGTTTGCCACGTCAACTACGATTCGTACAAGATGTTCCAGGCCGCCCCCTTTGCGCACCTGGCCAAGCTTTTGTTGGACAAGTTTGATCACTACGGAGCCATTGCGATCGCCAATAAGAGTTAACCACCGTCACGCCTGACGGCCCGATGTTTTGTGTCAAGTACTTCAAAAGAATGTTTCTTGACAACCCCATTTCACATAAACATTAGAATAATTGAGCATTGCAATCAGAAGCTACCATCGAATAGTGCGCCCAAGGAGCTTGGTTCTCGCTCTTCAGGCGCACTTTTTCGAGGAAGACACAAGAAGCAAAGTTACAGTCAATGGTTTTTTGTGGGGTTACTGGGTTTCTATCGTTGATCATCAACAAGAGTTGGGGCTAATCCTAAGTCGAGATGTGAAGCATCTTGCAAGTTTGTAAACAGATCCATCCATGAGGGCAAACCACAGATGGAAACTTTTTTCTGATTTGTGAGAATGACCCTTGACCAGAAAGATTTTAATTTAAGGGCTTTGCGTATAGGTTTGGCGCGCAATAGCCGAACGGCTAAACTCGTACGAGATTGTTACTGATTAAACTCCCGAGTTCACTCACCCCAAAATGTGTTTCGTAACGTGTCCCACCACAAATGCACGCCTGTACTGAGATTGGTGTGTTGCAAGTCAAACGCCCTCGACGACGGATCCAGAGCAAGCTATTAATTGCGGATCGTTTTAACACCTGTTAAAATTAAAAACCCCCCGCTGTTGTGCTCACTCACATTCGATCAACATGGCTACCAAGCTCGCTTTCTTCGTTGCGCTGCTCGGCCTCGGGTCGGTTCAAGCCAGGCCCGTGACCGCGGTGGACGGGTGCCCGTGCATCCCCGCATACCAAGCATTCCAGGCCGAACACGACCGCACCGCCTCAACCACCGCCGAGTTCTTCCGCCGATGTAACGTTTTTTGCGTCAACGCCGCAGAGATCGAGGCGCACAACGCCAACCCCACGAGCACCTACACCGTCAAGATTCAGCGGTTTCACGACCTGACGCTGGACGATCGCCGCAGGGAGCTCCGGAACGGGTACAACGGCCGCCGGAGCAAGATGGACGACACGATGGCCACCCCCGAGATGTTTGGGTCGGCCCCGCTTGAGCAGGTGGACTGGTTTGCGCAGGGGCGTGTGGTGGACATCCGCAACCAAAACTCGTGCGGCGACTGTTGGGCCAACTCAGCGGTGGTGTTGGTGGAGAGCCTCCACGTCCAACAGACCGGGGAGCTGATTCAGCTGAGCGTTGAGCAGGCCGCTGAGTGCTCTGGACCTGAGTACAACCGGGGGTGCGAGGGGGGTTGGCCCAAGGACGCTCTCCAGTACGCGGCCGGTATCAGCGGGCTGTGCAACGAGTCGGTTTACCCGACCCAGATCGGCGACGGAACGGACCGC